TCTCAATCTGGCCGGTCGCCTTGGCGACCCACAGGACCGTGTGAATCACCCAGTCCACCACGACATCGGCTAGGTCGCCCGCCAATTCCTTGATGAGGTCCGCTGCCCGTTGGTGCTTGATGGCGTTGCTGATGGCTTCGTTGGATTGCCCGACGATGAAGTTCTTGATGCGCTCGACGTTGGCCTTGTCCAGCGCCTGGTCGGTAATGGCCCCGATGACCAGCATCGCGGCCCATTTCAGAAATGCGTTCATGCGGAAACCCCCTTGAGATTTCCGCCAATTATACTACATGTTGTGGATTGTCAAGCGTATAGGCACTATATGTTGTGTTACATGCTGGATTTTGCTGCCTGCATCAAGCGCCGGTCGCTGGCGATAGCCTTCATCAGACTTTCACTCATAAGCCGCTTGCCATCGCGCTTGAGCGTCTCTTCGGCAATGTCGGCCAGGTCGATGGCCCGTTTGTACTTACCCTTCCGCACAAACATGATGATCGGCTCCAGTCCGTTGATCTTGTCGCGAAACCAGATACCAGGCGTGAGCTTGGTGCGGTCGCCAGGATGAACCACAAAGTATCCGCTGCCCTTGTTCTTGCCCTTTTCCTTGCTGCCGGTGGAAAAGCGGACACGCTTGTTCTGTTGAATCTTCTCGCGCCACGGTTCCTTGAGCAGACGCCGCAACAGGCCCAGCGGAATGTTTCCGTAGCTGTCGAGACTGAGTGACCGGCTAGGGACCATCTGCATGCCTTCCGGCAAGACACCCAGCTTGGTGAATGCGCCCTCGGCTTTCTTCCAGGCGCGACTGCCACCGATCAGTTCATGTGCCAGCGCCCGCCTGAATCCGCCTTTCTTGCGAAGTCCCACCCAGGCTTCCGGCGCTTGCTTGCTGGTGGCCTTTTCGACTTCCATCGAGCGTAGGGTGAAATTCGGCTTTGGTCGGTCGAACTCACTCTGCATCTCGTTGATGGTGTCCTCGCGAATCTGGAACGCCAGCGAGTTGATGGTTTGCTGCATGGCAAACGGCATCTGCTTGGTGACGACGCCCTGGAAGAAATCGCGAACGGCCTTGCTGTTGTGGGTGATTTCAATCTTCATAGGATCGCGCTCGATGTTCGTTTTGCGGGCTTGCGGTTTTCGGCGGGCTTGGCTTTTTCCTGGACCAGTTGACGTGCAATCTGCATCAGCCGTCCATCGTGGCGCTTGAGAAATTCCAGACCGGCTACGGCATAGACGAAACAGTCGAAGGCTTCATTCCTTGCGCCTGCCGGTTTCTTCCACACGCGGACGCGGACGCCCTTGGTGTTGTAGGTGGTCACGCGCCGTTCTACGGTCAACTGCTTGAAGTAATCACCCGGCAGATTCATGCTGAAGCTGACGTACTTTGGCAGGTCTGGATTCGTCACCGCCAATGCTGAATAGATCGCGTCCTTGGCGGTATCAACGCCAATGAGTTGAAGCCGTGCGCCGTTGCGGAGTTGCTTGTTGCTGAGCTTGACCGGCCAAATAGGATGATTCCCGGCTCGGCCCTTGATGGCAAAGATGCGCCGTCCGGTATTGGCTGAGACGTAATCGTATACTTGCTTGGTATGCAGACCACCGGAGTCGATACAGGCGGCGTTGATGTTCATCACGCGCCCGGTGTCGGTTGGGTATTCAGCCTTGAGAATGCCATCCAGTTGCCGCCAGACTTCCGGCGCAGCGGGACTGCCGATCAGCTTGTGATGGTGCATCACCTTGGCCTGTTCGGTGGCAGTGAATCCGATAATCGAGACTTCCAACCGATCCAACTGGCAATCGACGCCAGCGACTAAGGCGACACAGGCATCCGGCACGGCCCGCCATATTTCCCGCCGTGACATCAATCCGCCCTCGTCCACCACTTCGCCGCTACGCTCTTCCCAGCACTGGCCGAGCTTGGTGTTGATGAATGATTGCAGTTTGGTGGGATGGCCTTGCGCGGCCAGGAACTCACGGGCGGCATCAGCCCATGAATACCAGCCGGGCGGCGAGTATAGGGACGAGAGGTGGAATCCGATGGTGTGGGTGTCTGCGCTGGCTTGCGTCGCCCGCCATTGGCCGCGCTCCAGCATCATGCCTTTGTGTCGTTCATCGATCAGTGAGCCGCAATGTTCACATGCGAGGGCAGCGGTATCCGGCAAGCCTTCCTGCCAGATGATGCGCTTCCAGTCGATGACCTGATACTCGTCGCAGTCAGGACATGGGACGTGGTAATACTGCTGGTCGGTATGATCGAAGGCATTCCAGATGCGCGACTGGCCCTCAATCGTCGGAGTGCTGCACAGGAATATCTTCCGGTTACGTTTGAATGTGCTGGTACGGGCGATGGCCAGATCAACCGGATCACCCTCGCCTTCTACGTCACCAGGGTAGGCGTCTACTTCATCCAAGAACAGATAGCGGGCTGGCATCGAGCGAAGTCCGGTTGCGGAGTTCGCTCCGGTCATCACCAGCGTGCCGCCTGGGAAATCCTTTTGGAAAAGCGTGTTTCCGGCATCTCGCGCTCGACTGGGGGCGATGCGCTCAACCAGAACCGGCGTTGCGTCGATCATCGGCTGAATCCGCTGCTTGCTGACGCGCTTCACCATGTCCAAGGTCGGCTGAACCATCATGGCGGGAGCCGGGGCGTGATGGATGCAGTAGCCCAGCCAGTTGGAGCCGGTTTCGGTAGCGCCGATCTGAGCGCCTTTTGCAAAGACTACGGTGTGATACGGACTGCCGGTTGAAAGCGCATCCATGATGGATTTGAGATACGGGGTGCGGCTGGTGCGCCACGGCCCCGGTTCAGCCGCGCCCTTGCTGGGCAGGATGCGGTAATGGTCAGCCCACTCTGAAACGAGGAGAAGCGGTTCTGGGCGGATGCGGTCAACAAACCGCGTCCAGGCCAGTGTCACCTCGGCAGGGCTATCCAGTACGGTAGTCATGTTCCTTGGCCTCGCTGATCTGTTCCAGCGCCCTGCGTATCTCGGTTTCGAGCAGGGTTTCTATCGTCCTCGCGTCCGACTCAGCGGCGAGGATGGAGGCATAGCGCCCAGGTATGCCCATCAGGTGTTCACGGCAAGCGGTCACGGCAGAATCCAGCACCCGGTAAACCGACTCGATGGCGATGAGTTCAGCGCGTTTCTGTTTGTATTCGAGTTCGGCCAGATGGGCCAAGTAGGATTCCTTCTTGGCTTTGGCTTCGGCCATCTCAAGAATGGCCACTGCCTTCTGTGCGGCAAATTCACCGCTGGCAGATGGTGTGCTGTTTTTTCCGCCTTTTTTGCGGCCAGCGCCCGTCCTCGCGCCACCATTTCCGCAATCGATTAAGGCTTCCATAGCATTTTTCAATTTCCGTGCCAGACGCTAATTAAAGAACGCGAGTTTTTGCACTACCCGCACCAGGTCGTCCGGTAGGACCCGCGCACCTCGGGTGCGCCCTCACAACCACACCAGCACCAGCACAACCCACAGCCCTGCCAGCAAGACAAAGTCAGCGTCCATCAGTCCCGCTCCATAGTTGCGCGACTCTCACCGAGCAGCCCCGCATATCCCGCAAGGTCAACCACATCATCAACGTGGAACGCGCCTTGGCTTTCCCTTGCCAGCTTGACGGCCAATAGACAACGCCACACGTCATCCTCGAACCAGTCGCGCCCTGTCCATGCAGACAGAATCGCAGCGGCTTTCTTTGCGCTGCGTTCGCCGGATGGCTGGTCCCTGATGGCCGCACGTTGGCTGAGTGCATCGAGTGCGGACTGAAGGATGTAGGGTGCGGTTATCTCGCTCATGCCTTATCCGCCCTCGCTTCTGCATGGGCCTCACTGAACTTGTCCGGGTAGCGCGTCTTCAGCTTGGTGATATTGTCGATAGCACACATCTCAAGCGAGATACTCACGGCATCGCACATCATCGCCAGATACCACAGCACATCGCCCACTTCCTCCCGTATATTCTCGGCATCGAGCGCCTGCCCGTAGCGTTTGTACTTCTTGATCGTGTCCGCAATCTCGCCCGTCTCGCTGGCCAGACCTTCCAGTGCATGACTGAGTTTCTCGATCTTGCATTCGTCCTTCGCTGTGCGTCTGGCATTCAGCTGGTATTCGATAAAGTCCATCAAGCCTTCCTCAGTTTTGGTTGCCAAGATTCCTTCTGATCCATCGAGTTAATCAGCACACGTTCAACGACAAACGAATGCGCCTCGCCCTCCTGTAATTTCTCCCGTGCCCATTCGGTGGCTTTCACCAGGCCGACATTGCCGAGTGAGATTTTCAGAATCTTTGCGCCGCGTTGATTGAAGGTGGTCACGCTGTATGAATCGGTGTCGTACTTAGTCATGCAGCCTTCTGTTGCTTCAATTCCCTATGTCTAGCCGCGTGACATGGGACACAAAGCCACATAACTTCTAGCGGTTTGCTGTAGTCTTCGTGATGGCCATGTAATATGACTTCACGTTTGCAAGACTGGCAGCATTTAGGCTTAGTTAGTTTCCCATCCGGTAATGAGTTGTTTACCGCCGAATGCGCATGATATTTTTCAGGGTTCTTAACTCTGAATGCTTTTGCGTTAAGAAGATTTGCTTCCCTTCTTTTCTGCTGCTCCTGGAATCTACGCCTGTCATAATCTCGAAATCTTTCAAGATTATTTGATCTATGCTCAGAAACATCGCGCTTTGTGCATTCCTTGCACTTGTTTAAGTGACCATCAGCCATTTGTGAATGCCGATAGTATTCAGATAACGGCTTTTCTGTATGGCATTTAAAACAGGTTTTCATTACCACGGCCCCCTGACTCGATCGAACGGGATATCGTCCTCGAATGGGATTCCTCCCGCCGCATCCGCCAGCGCCGCATTATTGGCCGGAGTTCTCACCGCGCTCTGTGGTGCAGTGAAAGCACCATCTGACTTGCCATCCAAAAACTCGAAGCTACTGACGTTCACTTCGGTGGTGTAGCGGTCTGAACCATCCTTGTCTTGCCACTTGCGGGTAGTCAGCTTCCCCTCGACATAGACCTTGCTGCCCTTCTTTGTGTATTGCGCAAAGGCCTCAGCGCCCTTCCCCCACATCACCGCCCGCACCCATTCCGTGCGCTCAATCTTTTGGCCTTGCGTGTCCTTGTAATCGTCTTGACACGCCATGCTGAAGCTGGCCACGGTTTGCCCGCTGGGTGTGGATTTCAATTCAGGGTCTTGGCCCAACCGGCCAATGCCTTGCCATCTGTTCAGGTTTCTCATGCTGCCTCGTTGATAAATCGTTCGTTCAGTTTCAAAACATCCTCCACCGTTTCCAGTATCAGAACTTCATCAGGCCACATCGAATGAAACGCCGCTTCATCCGGTGTCAGTTTTCTAGCAGATGGCGGTTTACTTCCATCTTTGATTTCCACCAATTTCGTCCAGCCAGGTTTCGCAATGGTTAAGTCAGGAAATCCATTGCCTTCCCTGTGTGTGTGCCAAACGGCAAAGCCGCATTTCCGCAATGCCGCCACGATGGCGGGTTGATTGGCGTCTGCCCTGGCCTGCCTTCTCACGTCGCCATCTCCCTCAATTTCGCAATCACCGCATCCACCATTGCGCCCTCGCCTTTTTCGCGCCAGCGGAACAGCCACAGTTGCCGGGACCGTTTGTCAGGACACGCAGCCAGCATCCGCGCACGGCAGCCAGGGCAGTTCCAGTCAATGCGGTAATCTGGCTGGGCATCGCAGTAGTCACAGGTCATAACGCCGAGAGTCCATCAGCACTTCGCCCGCGTCCGTCTTCACCGTCAACCTGTCGGGTTTTCCGAATAGTTGGGTGACAGCCCGGATGAAGTCCGCGTGGTCGGGATGGTCAGCCGCAACCCGTGACCAATCGTCACGCTTTCGGTCATTCATCACGGCCTGTGTCCGGTTGCGTTCAACACTCTTGGCGCTGACCGTCGCGTTCAGCCTGTTCAAACTTTCGGTTAAATCAGCCATGCACGCACCGTCCGCATCGTCATGTCGAAGTCGCTTTCAATCCGGCCCGCATTCGCCTTCAGCCAATCCTTGAAGCGGCCCTCTTCGCGCAGGCTGGCCAGGTGCGCCATGCCCACCGCCTTGCGCTGCACCCGGTGTTCTTCCGGTTCCGGCAGCCGTTGGTAAATCTCATGCGCCACCTCGCGAATGGGTCGGCATAGCGTCCGAAACTGCGGCAGGGTCGGTGGCCATTCGGCTTCCCACGTCATGCACGCCACCAGCCCGGTGCGAAGTTCGTCCGGCGTCATATCCACCAACCCAGCCAGCCAGGTTTCGGATGGCAACGCCCCGTAGGACGAGATCCACTTGTGGCCGAAGGTGGCGGACATGTGCTGCCATAGCCGGTCAATATGCGACTGCCCAATAGTCGCCCGATCCAAGTTCGATGAAG